CACGCATTAAAATATTTTTAGGATATACTCTACCATTTTGATTTTTAGCTCCAGCTCTTTGTAAAACGCCTTGCACAATAAATCCACCAGGTACACCATGTTTTGCACCATTTGATTCTGTAAGTGAGCCAACTGGTGTAAATGGCATATATTCTACTAGTAATGGTTTTGACATTTTACTCTCCCAACGTTCTAACACGTTCTGATATTTTAATTAATCTTTCTGATATCTTTCCTAATGCTTTACTGGTGCTTGGACCAAACCCAGAATGAGATATTCCTGATTCTGTTTTTAATCGACTAGTATGTTTAATAGTTTCTTCAATTTCTTTTAATTGTTTAGCTACATTCTTAATAGATGCATTTACTTTTTTAGCTGGACTCATTTTAGAATCACTTAAAGCAAATGTCTTATATCCTTCAATAAGTTGTTCATATTTATGATCCATTGCTTCTTGAACTAAGTTATATTCGGTATGAAGTTTAGTTTTTGAAGTTGGCTTATATCCAGTACTTTTATTTATATTGGGATTAGTTCGTTTACTAAATGCATTTGGAGTGCTATAAGGTGCTACTCCAGCAGAAGTAGACATTTCATCTAAATGAGCTTCATCATATATACCCTTTAACCATTTAATAGTGTCTGCATCTTTATTATACTTGTTACTATAATCAGGATCTTTAAAGAACATTTTAAGAAAATCTTTATAGTCTTTTGAATCTTTTGCTAATCCGTCAATATCTGAGATACTAACTCCTGCAGACTTCATTGGTTCATTTGTATTGCCATCTTTATCTAAATCTAAAAAATCTGGTTTTGCATCTTCTTGTTTCAATGCCTTTTTAATAGCTCGATCTTTTACACCCATATACTCTTCAGTATCAGATTCTTGTTCACCGTCACCATCCCAATCTCGTTCATCTATAGACTGAAAGCTTTCTTCTATTTGTTTTAAGAATGATTTCATTTATGTACCCTATTTAATTCGTCTATTAAATCCATGTAACGCATTAAAGACACAATATGAGATTCTTTTAATCGTTTCATGGTTTCTACGTTGCAAAGCATTTCAGATAAACGTTCCACTTTAATCTGTGTTACTTTGTCATCTATATGTTTAACGTGATCTGATAAACGTGCTTTTAATGTTGGTATTACTTCAGAAACATATTCACGCAATGCTTCTGTATCATTAACGTTGGTTATATATTTATTTAATAACTGTTTTTGTGATTCTGATAATACTGAATATTTGTCATTAAATTTATCAATCATTAATTTATATGTTAATAATCTAGTAGAATTATCTTGTTTTGAAAATTCTTCAATAACAATATTTTTAGTTGGTTGAATTTTATTAACAGTTAATGTTTGTTCTAATACAGCATTTTTACATTCCATTAAACGTTTAGGATTATCTAAATCTTTATATTCAAATAACATGTATATTGATGCTAATGCTTTATAATTATTAATATGTATTTTAGATACTCGTTCAAACATAAAATTTTCAGAAATTTCTTTAACTAAATTATATCGTTGTCTTTTTAATACACTTTGATTTAATCGATTATATGATTCTCTAATAGTTCTAATGTAATCTAATGCTCGTGCTTCTGATTTATGTTGCTCTTTAATTATTGAATTATATAATTGAAGTTCTTTTGTTAGTTCCGTATTCTTTCCAAAATATTTTTTAATAATATCTATAGTTACGGTTTTATCAGAAGACATTGTTTCTGATGTTAGTTTTCTAACAAGCATCTCAAAAAGTATACCAGTATTTTTATATTTCGAATGTTTTAATTTTTTCATACTGAACCCAGTAGTTTTTTTATTAATAAATATAGACAAATTTATAAAATATTGTTTTCATCTAACATTGTACCAGAATCGTTATCTTTTGATTGTGAATTCATAGTTTCTGTTATAATTTTTTGTCCTTTTTGTTTCTTAAAATAATTTAATACGTCTTGAGCTTCAGACTTCATTGAAAATTTTCTTTGACGAACATCTGGTTGAAATGTGGTTTTTTGATTTGCAGCATTAAATGCTTGATCAATGGTCTTTTTGCCGGTTGGATCCCATCCAAATGCATTTGCATGTTGTCCATATTTAATTCCTTCTTTAGGTCGACCGCCTGGATCTTTATCTTCAACTTCGTCAGAACTCATATGCATTGAAGCTAAATCATGTGGTGTACCATATGATGCACCAGTTATAGTAGGATCATTACCCTCTTGCTCAATTTGATTTTGACGGAATCGTAATTTTAAATCTTCTATCACATTGGTTCTTTCTTGCAACCACTGTTCTTCATTCATGTTGAATATAAATTCATATACATATTTATCAGACACTAATTTACTGTCTTTCATTGTATTAGCAAGATTTATTTTTTCATTCATCAATGCTACTTTTTGTTGATCATATATAATAGACGGTGATGTTAAAGATAAGTCAAAATTAATTAAATCTTCGCCTTCATACCCTTGTGATGCTAAATGAACAATTGCAATCTTGTAAAGTTCAGAAACTATAATCTTTTGTATACGTTCTATTGTTCTAGCAAAACGAATATCCATGGATGCTAATGTAGTTTTTCCTTCTACACCTTCACCATATCCTAAAAATGGTTTTGGTATCTTAAGAGCAGCCATCATTTTATTCTTAACATATTCAATATCATCAGTACCAGTCCATGTCATTCCTGGCAATGTATCAATTTGTGTAGACGACTGACCTCCACGAACAGGTAGAAAGTAATCTTCAAGCATATTGTTAAGATTAAATTTTAAATTATAATCACCAGTTTTTTGATCTACGTGTGGAATCTTTTTCATTTTATTGATGATTTGTTCCATAAATGTGTCAACTTCATTTGGTGGTATATTACCTATATCAATTTTAAATATACGTTTTTCTGGTGCTCGCATTATTCGGTGAATAAGCATTGCATCTTCAAGCATTGTTAATTTTTGAAATTCTTGTCTAGCTCCTTCAAGCATTGATCTACCATATGGTAAAAAGTTTGAATCTGATAACATTCTAAAATGTGCTATTTCAAAAACATCGTACCATTCTTCTGCGTGTGAAATATGTTTAAATTTTATTTTATATTCACCAGTTTGATCATCATATTCTTCATAACGTTCAATTTCATAACTAGATAATGGTCTTGCATTAATAATTCCAATACCATCAGCAATATCTAATTTTAAAAAGAAATCGCCATATTTTGTTACGTTACGAATCCATGACCACATATTAAAGTCAATGTTTAATATGTCATAAAATAAATTATAAAGTATTTTTTGTATTTTACTATCATTTGTTTTAATAGTTAATATATCACCAAATTGATCTTCTAATGTAGATTCATCTGAATATATATCTAAAGCTGAATGAATTATTGGATCACGATCCATCATTTCATAATCAGTATACAACTGTATACGATTTTGGTGCATATAATAGTTAGAATCATAGCCTCCATGGAGACCACCTATTTTATGTTTATTTGCACCATGTAATCTAGTATATCTGTCGGCTAATTTAGTAAATGCCATATTACCGTCAGATTGTAATCGATTACTATCAACAACACGAAGTCTATCTTTTCCTATTGTTCGAACTACTACATTCGTACGAAATAGATTTTGTAAACGTTTTCTTAAGGAAGCCATATAGTATTTCTTTTATTATAAATATAACTAATTAAAGATCCAAGCAAATTTTATACTAACCATGTTAAACCTTCATCATCTTTACCATTGTTCCAATCCCAACCAGTATTATCTGATTTACCTTTACCTGTATAAATAGTATTATTTGTTTTTTGAAACTGTGATAATGCTCGTTTATTTAAATCAATTCCTTGTTGTCTTAATTTTAAAGATGTATCACGCAACCAAAGTCCTATAGCAAAACTCATTACTAAATCGTCATTGTAACCTGACTGAGATTGTGCTTTCCCATTTAACCATATAAACACTAATAGCTCTTGTATGAGTCGTTTACTGCGTATTACAGGTGTATTTTCACGCATATACATTTCTAATGCTGATATCATTAATGGTCGTGTTCTACTTGTTGTAGATACACCAGGAACCATTTTTGATTTATCTTTCATGTCATAACCTTTCTGCAATTGAACGTCTACATCAACATAACCATCATCTTTATATGTATAAAATAAATTTTCATAGTTTCTGTCTAATGCAGGTTGTATTGCAGCCCAGCCTATATTTGCATTTTCTATTGCTAGCAATGCATTATTCCATTCTGTTGCAACAGTGACTAACATGTTACCAAAATCTTTAGGAGGTAATTTACCTTTATATTCAGCTACTTGTGTAACTGATTCTACTTCTATAACATGAAATGCAGACCAATCCGCACTATCTCCACGAGCAACATCAGCTACAACTATATAATTTTTTGAGTAGTCTGGATATTCCCATACCCAATATCCATTGTCAAATCCACGCTTTTCTATAGGATCACAGCATTTTTCGTCATAGCCTAGAAGTGTTTTACCATCAACAACAGTATGACCAGAACTCACAAAGTCACAATCACACTCTTGAGCTGCACCACGTTCACCTAATAATTGAGTCTGTTCATTTCTCCAAACTGGATTTCTATCAGGATGTACTCGCCAATGCAATTTAATATTATGCCATTGAGTCTGTGGATTAGTTTCACTATCAACCCATGTTTTATGAAACCAATTACCTACACCATTCGGAGTAGATAAAACTATTGCTCCACCACCCGTTGATAGCGTTGCTTGTGATGCTATCCATATCTCTTGAATGTTTCTAATAAAAGCAGCTTCATCTATTATTAACAATGACAATGCTTCTGAACGTGCACCCGTTGTTGCTGAAGAAACTGCTTTAATTTGTGAACCATTTTTAAATTTTAAAGATAATTTATTATCTGCTTCAATAGTTCCTTTCAACCAACTTGGAAGATTATCATGCATTACACGAACTTTAGTAACTAAGTTTTTAGCTACTTCTTGTGTGGTTGCGATAACTAAAACATTGAAGTCTTCGTTAAACAACATGCTCCATAAAGCAAATCCTGCAGATAGAGTTGATATACCTAACTGTCTAGACTTTAAAATAACACTGTATCTATTATCTCTAAGTTCTGATAATGAATCTTCTTGAAATGGATATAAGTTAAATTTTATTTTTCCTTGTTTAGGATGTTGTATGTAACAATATTGTCGCATAAAGAAAACAGGATCTTTAGCACACATTGTGTACTGCTGTTGTATGACTTCTTTTATGCTTGGTTGTGACATTAATTAATTATTGCTACTATAAATTTACCAGTTAATACGGCAGTTAAAATACCGGCGCCAAAATAAAGTGCTTTATTATTATACCACTTTGGTTGTAATTTTTTTTGTTGTTCAACATATAAATTTAT